AAGATTTAAGCTTTCTAGCCTCTAAAACTAATAGAACCAGATCAAAAATGATTGGTCGGTTGATTAGATTTTTTAAAGATAACAAAGGTACAAAAGCAAATGGAAAAGAAAATAAAAATAGCTAATCATAAATATATTTGTGATAAGTGTAATGGTAATGGCTATATCAAAATTTATGATATGGTCGTTCAATGCGGTAAGTGTAAATCTGAAGGAGAAGTTAGATTAGAAGAACCCACTCTTAAAGAATTAGAAGCGATGGCAGCATCGGCGAGGCTACAATGATTAAAAACCTTGTAGCCAAGTTGCTTAGAACTCCTAAATATAAGCAAAGACGCGTAGAATCTAAGAAAAAATATAATAGAAAAAAGAAAAACATATCGGGTTATTATTATGACTACGATGGAAAGGAACAAATTTTATATGAACCTGAACATTAGTGAGGCATCATACATCGCGGGACTCTTTGATGCGGATGGTAGTGTAACCTGTAAACAAAAAGCGACTAAGCGTAAAGACAGAAATAATAAAGTTTATAAACAATGGTACATTAGATGTGAACTCACTATGCCTGATAAAACTACTGTAGAATGGCTTCATCAAACTCTAGGTTTTGGTTGGTGTAAAGAAAAAAGATATAATAATAAGCCTAAATATAAAAAACAATGGCGTTGGGCGTGTGGTTATAGAGACGCTTTACTGTTTGCTAAAATAGTATGGCCCTATACCCAAGTTAAACTTCATAAACTAGAACAAATCATAGATCACTATGAACCTAATCTCCAACATATTGGAGATAACATAGTTCATTTATGTATGGAAAGGGAATTAAGAAAATGAATTGGGAAGAACGACAACACGAAATGATGAAAGAATTAAACGCTAAAATTTTTCCTGGGGATCCTTGTCATAAAATATCCGAACAGTATAGCTCAATGGATCTAGAGAATAAAACTTACATACAAGAGTTAAAGAATAGAAACAATTCACCACAACGTTATGATGGATCTTTGATTGAAAAAAAGAAATACGATTTTTTAGTGACTCAAGCTAAAGTATTAGATAAAATTCCTGGGTATGTGTGTAGGTTTGATGATGGTTCTTATTACGCGTGGAATTTAAAAATTTTACCGGAGCCCGATTGGTACGAAAAGATGTTACCTAGAAATTCTCATTTTGGTGATAAAACTCTTATACCGAAGATGATAGGTGATTTAACTTTAAAAGACGGAGTTCAATTAATATGAAACTTTTAAAATCTAAACAGAATGATTTTCCGGATATTTATAAAGAAATGCCATTGGCTATGTTAGTAACTAAAAAACCAACAACAGACCTAACAAAATTAAAAAAAGATATCAACTCACACGGTTTAACTTGGCCGATTGTTTTATACCCAGGACCAACTGTACAAGTTGGTAATCAACGGGTGGAGATAGCAAAACAATTAGGCTACGATGCTATTTCTACGTATATGCCTAACAACTCAGACTTTGGAAATAGATTACAATGGAAGAAATAAAAAAACCTAGTTTATATATAGCGATGCCTTGTTATGATTCCGTGAAGGTTCAAACAATGACTTCAATGTGTAAATTAATTGCTGATTTAACTAAGGCAGGAATTAAAATAGATATGAATACTTTAAAATCTCCTTATGTTTCTTATGCAAGAAATATCTTGACCGCTAGATTTATGCAAACGGACAAAGATTATTTATTATTTATTGACTCCGATGTAGAATTTGAACCGGAGTGTGCTTTAAGAATGGTGGTCGCTCAAAAAGATATCGTCTGTACTCCTTATAGAGTTAAAATGGAGACGGTGAGATATACCACAACCGTTCCTGATAGAGATAACGTAAAAGTTTTACCCGGCGGATTGGTGGAGATTACCAGAGGCCCAAGCGGTATGATGTTAATTCATAGACGAGTCTTTGAAACTTTACAAAAGAACAGACCAGATTTAGAGATTGATGTTCATCAACACGTAGATTTATTCCCTAAAGATTTAAAAATTTTTTCTTTCTGGGACTGTACCTTTCACAAAGGAAAGTGGACCGGGGATGACATTGCTTTTTGTAATCTTGCAACTACTAATGGATTTAAATTATATGCTAACATAGAATCAACAATGATTCATCACGGCTCTTATGGTTATAAAGGGCGCTATGGAGATGGACTTATGAAGAAAAATGAAAAGTAAACTCAGACCTTTAGGGGCAAAATTCGATGGAAAATCAAGGGTTTCCAACGATAAGTATAGAAAAAATTGGAATGAAATTTTTAAAAAAAATAAAGAAGGCTCTATTATTAATTTAGAAGAAAGTTTTGTGAGCCCGGAATATAAGGAGAAAAATGGAAAATAATAAATGGTGGACCGAGATGGATTGTAGACCGAGAGAGGATCGTGGAGACGAGGATTTAACTTTACAAATTGAAAAGTTAAAACAAGAAATAGAAGAATTGAAGGCGGCTCTCGCGCGAGAGAAAGAAGATCACCAGTATGATAACTTGGTTCATAAAAGAGAACTCGCTGATTTATTTAAAGGAAAATATGAAAAAGAATAATTGTTATCGGTACCCCAAAACGGTGCGCGAAGCGATAGATGGTAAGCGTCATTATGTAATTTCAGATAAAGAGAAACTCCCCAGTGTTACGACTATCTTGTCAGCGACCGAGTCACCTGAGAAGACCGCAGCGTTAGCAAGATGGCGCGAAGCGAAGGGAGAGGAGAATGCGACGCGGATCGTGGATGAGGCTGCGGCTCGCGGAACGGCGATGCACAAAATCTTAGAAAAATATATTGATGAGTCTGGTTATTTAGATTTAACTAATGTTGGTAAGGACGCCCACAATATGGCCATTAGAATTATTGAACAAGGTCTTTGTAATATTACGGAATATTATGGGACTGAATGTACCTTACATTACCCAGGCCTATACGCAGGGCAAACCGATTTAGTTGGCGTTCACAAAGAAGAAGATGCCATTATAGACTTCAAGCAAACCAACAAGCCAAAGAAAAGAGAGTGGATTGAAGATTACTGTCTTCAACTCGCAGCTTATGCAATGGCTCACAATTTTATTTATAAAACTAAAATAACTAAAGGTGTGATTATGATGTGTAGTAAGGACCACTACTATCAAGAATTTGTAGTTGAAGGCAAAGAGTTCCAAAAATATAAACACAACTTTTTAAGGAGGGTAGATGAGTATTATCAAACAAGATCTAAAAAGGCTGGATAATCTAGCCAAGGCTTATCACAAAACTTCAGGCGCATTTCAGGAGATGTGGAGAAAGAAATGGTATGAATTAATTAAAATAATAATAGGAAAGGAAATTAAATGAGAGTAAGAGATTTTCAACAAATATTAGGTAAGTTTACTTTAAACGAAAAAGGTACAATTATATCTGATTGTCCAATTTATATAGAAACAATGGATGGTAGATTAGAAGAAATAAGAAAAATAGAATTACAGGAAAGTAAGTTAATAAATTCTCCGGAGCCGTGTAGAGTAGTATTAAAACCAGAGTCATTAAAGAGATTTATGTCTCCTACTTTCAAACAGAGTTAAAAAATCCCCTTGGGAGTGGGGTGAAAGCGAGAGTGGAAGCCCCATAAAAATTATGACAAGAAAAGTAACAGTAATAGGTAAGAAAATCAGCCCCAAGCAGTGGGCTGGGCTTATCCTAGAGCTGAATCTAATGAGACAGGCGTGGAGGCCCTATGCAGACATAGAGATTCAGGGATCTGGTGTTAAAAAAATCGTTAAAAATGGTACTTTTGTAAAGAAACTTTAGTTTTACGCGGTTTTCTGAGCTGTGCCACTGTATAGGGAGATTCTGGAGCAATTTTTTTTTTCAGTGATAAGAAAAAACTCGTGGCACACGTGGCACACCCCCTAAAATCGACTATTAGTAAGCAATACCAATGGTTATAGCTGTGCCACTGGAATTTTTTACCGTGGCACACTTGGCACACCTTGTTGGTACTGTTGACTTATTTAAGTTCTTCGTCCAAATCGTCGTGGCACACCTTAAATAAGCTAGTACTGGCGTAGGGTTCAAACTGCTGTATTCGCCCGCGCGACCCCTTTTAGTTTTTTTTAATAAAAAAATTGCCTAAAATCTCCCCTATAGTATAAGATAAATATGCCAAAATCTAGGAAGAAGTCTAAATACAAATCTGTAGTCATTAAAAAGAAAAGATATTATTATTATAAAATTACTTGGATTGATCCAACGGGTGATTCAGGTCACGCAACAGCTCACGATTCCTTAGGTCTTGTTCCTTCAACAATGATAACACACGCCTATTTATTTGAAAAAGGTAAAAAATATATTTGGACTTTTGCTTCTTATGAAGACGGTGATGAGTTATTTTCTGATAGAAATGTATTCCCTAAAGGATGTATAATTAAAATGGAGAAGATAAATGAAAGCTCTCGTAGCTAAAACAACTCTTGTTGCACTTAAAGATTTAAAATGTAAACGTCTTGAAGATAATTACACAGAACATCCCGATGATAAAATATATCAAGCATTAGAAAAAGAATTACAACAAGATGGTTTGTTGTATCCAATTAATGTTAACAAACAAACAATGCAGCCAGTCCAAGGCAATCAAAGATGTTGGTTTGCTAAGAAAAATGGATATACTCATATTTCAGTAATATATGAAAAATAAAACCTTGACCAAGAATATGCCTAATGTAAAATGGAAGGCAATCCCCCCAGTAAGGGGACCTAATCCACAAGGAGTTATATATGGGCGCAATGCACAAACCAATTATAAACAAATGGGCACTAGTAAGAAAGTTCCCTCTAAGAACGTGGAGTAGATTTATTGGATTGTTGAATCACTATCAAGGTTTGACTTTGGTTCTAATTCTAGCTTATCTAATTCTATTTCATCAGGCGTAATATTAATAAGTTCTTTATTATCAGATAGGATTTTACGTAGTTTCTCTTTAATTTCATCAGCAGTTAAATTATCAACATTACCTGTCATAATTAATTTTTGATCTACGTAGAGTCCACCTGCTTTTCCACGTGAAACTTCAGCATTGACTGCTGCAGACCACGCTCCTTTTTTTAAGGCCTCATTTCTAATCTTTGCTAATTCTGTAATATGTTTTTCAAAGTTAATACCATACTTCTCTTGCACCTCTTCCCTTAACTCTCCAATATATTTAGCAACTAATGGATATATTCTAGGATTTCTTAATTCAGATGCTGATTGCCTGGACCTAGTTTTATACCCAGCCTCATTAGCACATTCTGCTGGGCTCATTTTACCTTCGTTGTATACTAATAATTCTGCAAATTTTTTTTGTCTATCTGTTAATATGGGGGTTCTTGTCATTGGTTTGACTTATACAAATTTGTACTATAAAAGTCAATGTACTATGAAACCAGAGTCAAAGCTTTGGAAATTAATCAAGAAAAACACACCTAAAATTCAGTGGACTAGACTGGAATCTTGGTCATCATTTGGTGTACCAGATTTGTTGGGATACCACGAAAACTGTGGTTTTTTTATGTTAGAGATGAAGGTCACAAGAGGCAAGAAAATACACTTTAGTTCACACCAAAAACTCTTTCACTTAACTCGTCCCAAACGGAATTTCATCATAGCCCAAGACGTCGCTCTTGGCTCAATAAAACTTTATGAAAGCTCCACGATCCCCGATCTGCTTGCAGACTACAAAGCAGCGCGGCCTGTGGCCTGCGATGATTGGGATCACATTCAACGCTTGTTGATTCGCGCACCGCTTGACGCCTGAGCGCTTGCTCGCTCGCGGGCTTGAGCCCTTCGGGCCCACCCGCCCCCCTGCTTGAGAGCTGATTAAATTGGCTTCTTTGTATTCTTAACATATGTTTGTAAAGCTGTAAGTTCTTCGTTGGCCTGTTGGCCGGTCCCAGGCGTACGCCCTTCTGCCGCCGTCGCAGCCTGTGGGCTAATAGCCTGGTCCCTATTGCGCGATCTATATAGCTTGCGCAAATTTTTATAATACTTTGGATGTTTAAATTCAAACATTAGTGTTTACCGTATGATATATTTTTTATATTTTTATTCCAGCATTTTCTACAGCTGCCACACTGGCCGGCGTTATCCGGAGCGCTGCAGGTCCTGCTTCCTGGCGTGGTTGTGACTGTCGATGTATTTGGCCAGCTCATCACTTCCGGCTGGTCAATCATTGTACCTGAGAACCGGATCACCAGGTTGGACGGCGCGCGGTCAATCCATTGTTTGGTCCACGCTTCGCGCGTGGGCATCCAGTGTTTAATATCCGGCGTTAACCTACAAACTTTAAAAATTTTTGCAAGGTGCCTTAAGTCCTGGACGTCGCCGGCGTCGTGCCATCTAAAAAATTTGTGCTTGCGCACCGCGTCACTATTTATTTTTGCAGCCATAGCCCGGACCCATAAAGGGTGCTTGAGCGCCGCGAGTCTTTTATATTGCGATTCGCGTATCGCGGGAAATCTTGTATAATTGCCTTTCATAGCATAACAGCCTGAGCACACGCTGCCCGGAACTTTGGCCAGCTTCTGGCCTGTCTTGCATTCCCACGCCGGCAGCCCGTAAGCATAACCAGGCATCTTGTCTGGTTGACTCAATGATATAATAATTTTATCCGCTTCTTTAATTAACATTCTGTCAGTCTTCCTATTTCGTGACTTTTTAATTCGAGCTCCGCGCCTTTGTGCAGCGTGTCGCTGTGGTTTAAAATTTTGTCGACCGCTTCACGAACTGGTGTGTCGCTGTGTCTGTTGCTGTCTAGAAACTGGATCACTTGAACCAGGACGTCGTGTTGTTTTTCTAATAGTTTAATTGTGTTTTGCATTTTATCCTTTCTTATAATTTCCCATATTTATATATGTTGCTTTTTTGCTTGTCAACTTTTATTTTTGCTTGCGAGCTTGTGACCTTCGGGCCCACCCTCCCACGCTCCCTGCTTGAGCGCTTGAATTTTTCATTATCCACAGAGTGGAAAGTGTTGAAGAACTTTTCACAGCTGCGCAGATACGCGGCCGGCAGGTCCTCGTGCGGCCGCATAAAATAATGTGTTAAATCGTTGTGCTTAATTCTAATTCCAGGCCGCTTCAACGAGTCCTCCATTGGTTGCTTTGTTTAGGGCTTCCAAATATTCTGTTTCGTTCATCATTAAATTAGTTAAACAAAAATGATGTCTATCTCCTTGAGTTTCCCTTATTGGAGCTTTTAAATATTCAACAGCTTTGTCTAAAATATGTTGTCTTTTAGATCCACCGCGTTGATATTCTTTTTTAAGAGTTTTACCCTTTGCTTCTTCTGTGCTCATTGTTTCTTTAGACATATTATCCTTTCTATTGGTTGTTATAAAATCCCATAATACCAGGCTGCAGGCGCCTGTCAACTTCTTTTTTAATTTTTTTTCAACTCTTGCTTGTGACCTTCGGGCCCACCCTCCCACCCCCCCCCCGCGAGCTTGTGCTCGCGGACTAGGTTAGATTGGATAATTTGATCGG